TCCGGCTTTATGAAAGGAGGTTGGCGTGTTTTTCAGACAGGTGAAGTTTCATCGTTCTTCATTGAAGATGACAAATTTACTCAGTTTGATAGCATGTATAATGAAATTCGTTCTTGGCATGGATATGCATTGACTGGCAACTTGACAAAGTACACTGATATTGATGAAAATGAATATGAAAATCGGCTTAAGAAGGCTATTGAGTTTGGTGAAAATCTACTTAGATCAATCAAGCGTACTCAACCTTTCGAGCGGAAATATATTTCAGATAGATTAGATCGTATAAGGGATAATGAAACAGAATTCACTCAGCTTCGTACAAGAGGAGGATTGCGTGTTTCACCCTTTGCAGTGTGTTTATTTGGTCAATCTGGTGCGGGGAAATCTACCCTTACCAATCTGACAGTGAATGCTGGTTTAGTCTATAACGATCTCAGTGCAGAGAAAGATAGAATTGCAACATGGGCTGACAATGATAAGTATGCGTCTTCAGTTCGCTCCCATATCAATGCTATTATTTTCGATGATTTTGCCAACACCAAGGAACAATTTATGGATTTTTCTCCAGCTTATCGCTTAATTCAGGTTATCAACAACATCAAATATTTAGCTCCAATGGCAGATGTTTTTCTTAAAGGGAAGGTTTCTATAAATCCCTATTTCTGTCTTGTTTCGACAAATGTTGAACATTTGAATGCTGCATTGTATTCCAATGAACCTGAGTCTGTTTTGCGTCGACTTTATCATGTAGTTGTGGTACCCAAAAAGCGGTTTCGAACTCATGGTACTCTTGATAGAGACAAAGTTGAGGCAGAGTTTGGTGTTAATCCATGTCCAGATGCGTGGGACCTGACGGTGAGATACTATGAAGTTCAGAACGTCTCTTATGTTAATCATGATGCTTTCAAACCAGTCATTTTTGATGGTAAGCCATTAGTTGACATTTCAGTTCATGAGTACCTACGCTGGGTTCAATTGGAATCAAAAAGACACTTTCAGAAGGAGTATAGTATGATTGAATCTCAAAGTTCCATTCCTAGTAAGTGTGAGCATTGTGAATTGACTTATTGTAATTGTCCTGGCAGTTTCCTACAACAACTTGCTGAGCAATCAGAAGATCCAGAGAAGCCTATTTTAGATGTTCAATCTGGCATTGTTCCTTCATACAGATCATATATGTCTAGCTTTTTCCATAGAAGGTCTGTTGTTTTAAAAGAGTATTTTGAGAATGCAAAAACTTCAACAATTCTTGCATCTGAGTCAATCTGTTCTACTCTTGATGCCATTGATTTCTTGCCAGAGAGTGTCATTTGTCATCCAAAAATTCTTCAATTTGGTCTCATCTTTTGGAGAGAGAGCATTAGACAATCCCTCATCGCTGGGAATGCTCTGATATTTCTTTTTATGCTTTTCTTATGTTATGGGATCCCTGTATTGTCTGTGTTTTGGATTGTTTTTGCAATGCTCATTATGTATGTGTACACTTGCGCCACTATTCAGACTTATAGGTTGATGATTCGGAGCCGTATACTTGAACTTAAGGATGTCGTTCAGACCTATACACGACGCTGGCAATTTAAGTATGCATTGATAGGCATGGGAGCAATTGCTCTCATTCTCTCAGTTATGAAGTCTCGTTATACTGAGTTGAATGCTCAATCCACTTTGAATCCTGATTCATTCGAGGATGTTCGGAAACGTAATGACGCAGATAACCCTTGGTTAGCGGTAGAAACTGATCCTGTCCCTATGCCTGAGCCATGTAAGACAACAAGTTCTAGTAATCTTGCAAAAGCATTAAAGACAAATTTGATTGGTATCATATCAGAAGGTGGAAGAACAACATTGGGTTTCTATGTAATGTCCAATTTCCTAATGCTTCCAACTCATTTCATAGATGCTCATCCAGATGAAGACATAAAGATCCGATGTTACAAGAAAGCTGAAGAAAAAGTTGGTTCATATTTCAGAGACAAAATTTCGAGAGCTTATACTGTTTCCATCCCAAATACGGATTTTTCGATTGCATTTATTACGAGTGGCGGTTCTATGAAAGATTTTCGCAAATTCCTCCCAATCACTCCTATTTTTCCACGTATGCCTGCACGTTTGGTAACTAGGAACACCAAGGATGATAATATAACAATTCTTCCCACACTCACCGAGTCTACGAGTGAAGTAAGACATTCCATGTGTACTTTTTATGGAATGTATTATAATTTACCTGTTGAAACTAAGGAAGGAATGTGTATGTCACCACTCATTTCTGATGGAAAAGGTTCTACGATTCTTGGTTTTCATCTTGGTGGGAAAAGAAGACTTGGTGGTTGTGGTGTCGTTACTGCATTTGAAGTTGAACGTGCATTAAGTGAATTGTCTAATCGCGATGGAGTTGTTATGTCAGCATCTAGTGGTGTTCTTGAACCTGAAATGGGCACATTCCCAATGGAAACAATGGGTAAACCAACTATTGAAGGCAACGATATTCATCCAAAAAGTGCATTGAATTTCTTGACAGATGGTGCATTTGTAGAAGTTTATGGACAGACCTCAGGCAAGGCTACTCCGCACAGCAATGTTACTCCAACTATGATTTCTGAAGCTGTAGAAGAAGTTTTTGACGTACCTCAAAAATGGGGCCCACCTAAGATGAAAGGTAAAGGTAGGTATCCATATCAAGAACATCTTAAACATGCATCAAATCCGAGTCTCCCAATTGGTAGTGTACTTGCTAAGGCTGTTGCTTCTATGAAAGGATTGACGAAAGGTTTAAAGCAAAAGATTCCTGAGTTGTTTACTGCAAAACCACTCTCTCGGGTGGCAACTGTAAGTGGACTTAAAGGCGAGAGATTTATAGATGCCATGAATTTTTCCTCTTCCCCTGGTTTTCCATTGAGTGGTTCAAAACATCCTCTTGTTGTTGATCTTGACCCTAAAGATTACCCAGAGTGTGGTAAACCTCGCACATTTGTTGATCCTATTTGGGAAGAATTTGACAAGATTTGTGGTATATTGAAGAGTGAGAAGCGATGTTATATGATTTGGAAGTCTTGTTTGAAGGATGAAGCCACTAAGTTAAGTTCAGACAAAGTTAGAGTTTTTCAGAGTGCTCCACTTGTTTTGCAACTCATAATTCGCATGTACTTTCTTCCAATTGTTCGAATTATTCAGATGAATCCTATTTTGTTTGAGTGTGCCGTAGGAGTTAATGCGGAAGGTCTTGAATGGGATGAACTTTGGGAAGCTGCAATGAGTAAAGGGAAAGATCGTGTTCTTGCAGGTGATTATAGTAAGTATGATATTCGTATGCCAGCACAAGTCACTATTGCTGCATTCGATATTCTCATTGACATTGCCGAACAATGCTCCGGTTACACTGCAGAAGACATTCATCTTATGAAAATGGTAGTGCATGAGGTGGTTTATCCAGTTATGGCACACAATGGTGATTTGATTCAGTTGTTCGGGACTAATCCTTCAGGACAAAATTTGACAGTTATCATTAATTCTCTTGTCAATTCATTGTTATTGCGATGTTGTTTCTTTACCCTTTATCCTGATCTCAATTTTAAGGAACATTGTTCTTTCTTGACGTATGGTGATGATTTGTTTGGTACTGTGAGTGCGTTATGTTCGAAGTTTACTCATATAGCCTTTGCTGAATGGTTGGCCTTGCATGATATGGTTTTCACAATGCCAGACAAAGAATCAGAGCCTGTTCCATATATGTGTGAAAGTGATGTTGATTTTCTAAAGAGAAAGAGTGTTTATAACGAAGATCTTAGTCAGAAGGTTGGTTTATTGTCAGAAGAATCAATTTTCAAACGTTTACACGCTCATTTACTTTCCAATGAATTGACTTTACCAATGCATAGTGCTGAAAATATTCAAAGTTCTTTACATGACTGGTTCTTTTATGGTCGTGAAGTTTTTGAAGATAGGCAAGCAAAATTGAAGAAAGTAGCGGAAAAATGTGACATTGTTCATATGTGTCCAGCACTGAATGTGTCTTATGATAAATGCGTAAATCGATGGAGACACAAGTATCTTGGTGAGGAGTTGTTGGAACCAGAAGAAGAACTGGAAATTTTGGAACCCCAGTGCGGAACAGATGTTTTTGTTGAGACATATGATTTCTTGGATCATTGTAGAGGGTCCGCTCATCAGCCTCGTTTTTGGTGGGAATTTATTCTCATCGCCCTCAATTCAGCCATTGTAAGCCTTGTTCCCTTTTGTATTACAAGAGGATGGGTAACTATAGAGTACTTTCCCCGCAAGCCGTCTTTTTGGACAATGTTGTATGTTGTCTATTGGACAGGAGGGTTCTCCATCAAGGGAACAATTCAACTCGTTTTGTTGATTTTGAATGTGATGTTCTATACACACTTCTTACCAGCAGTATCGTGGTTGATTGCTGAATTGCTTTAAAGGTTTGTGGGGTCCTTGGAAAACCCTACACCCAACCAGTTGCCAATCTGGTTTCTACGGAATAGCAAAATTGGCGTGTATGTATGGATACCAATGTATTTGTATTTTTGTGTAATTTAGTATTTGTATATTAGGCTTTGTACACGTAGACATTCCCCTCGTGGAATACTCCTATTTAGGAGATCAGTTAGTCACTGAATGTAAATTAGACCATCTCTCGCACTGAGCAATGCTTGAGAATTGTAAATTATCGCTTACTAAACAAAAATGTATTAATAATTCCGTCGAGTGCAATGTGTACCCGACAATCTTCGATATCTTGTGTGACCTCAGCAAGTATAAAATTAACCCCAATCGCTTTGATAAACTTTGGCGAAAGCATAGAATGGAACTGGGCAAACGAGTGTCTTTCTTCGATGGAAGGGAGATACCACCAAAGTCCCCCCAACTCAGTTCTATTCCTGAAGCGTGTTGTGTGTTAGAGGTACAAAGTGGCACAGATGCCACAACTTCCGATAATAGTATTTTTAAAGCCGGAACAAGATCGGAGTATGAGAACGTACAATTCTCTGATCAACACGATCCATATGAGTATGATGTAGAATCTGCTTTGGATCCAACTCGTAAATTGCAAGACACGAGTGACACAAGTCTTGCTGATTTCTTCTCACGTCCTATTAAAATAGCAGAGGAAGAGTGGGCTACAGGAGCTTCTTTGAATTTTGATTTTAATCCTTGGGCATTGTATTTCAATAACCCGAGGGTAACAAACCGTATTACAAATTATAAACTCCTAAGAGCTGATTTGAGAGTTAAAGTTCTTATTAATGGCAATGGATTTCAATATGGTCGTATGATGACATCCTATCAGCCGCTCTCTTTTTATGACTCGCTCACCACAATGTCCTCCTTGATTAGAGAAGATCTCGTTCAAGCGTCCCAAATGCCACATATTTTTATTGATCCTACCACTTCCACTGGTGGTGAAATGAAATTACCGTTCTTTTGGCACACAAATTACCTAGATATTCCTAACGCTGATTGGGATTTTATGGGTCGTTTGTTTTTCCGGACATTGAACCCCCTCGCTCATGCAAATGGTGCTACTGACAAAGCAACCATTACTGTGTTTGTATGGGCAGAGAATGTTGAGACTAGTGTATTAACTTCGGTTGACACCACTACTCTTACTCCACAGTCAGGTGAAATTGAAGAAGCAAATAAGACCGGAATGATTAGTGGGCCAGCCACTAGTGTAGCTAAGTATGCTGCATATTTAAGTGGTGTTCCTTATATTGGCCCCTTTGCTACAGCAACTGAAATTGGAGCTGGAGCTGTCTCAGCTATGGCAAAAATATTCGGTTACTGTCGTCCTACAATTACAAAAACTCAAGATGAAGTACGTCCTAATTTTATTTCATCTCTTGCTTTAACAAATGTTCCTGATCACAGTCAGAAGCTTACTGTAGATGACAAACAAGAACTCTCTATAGATCCCCGTATCTCTGGTATTGGTCCTGCTGATCCTTTGAATATTAGAGAAATTGCTAAAAGAGAATCTTATTTGACAACTTTTGATTGGAATATGGGAACTGCACCTGACACATTGTTGTGGAATTCCAGAATAGATCCAGTTACTTGGGCAGAGAACACTACTGGAACAACATCCTATCATTTCCCTGCCTGTGCATTTGCAACAATTCCATTTGATTACTGGAAGGGTTCCATGAAATTCCGTTTTCAAATAGTTTGTTCTGCGTTTCATAAGGGTAGATTGAAGATTGTTTACGATCCAAATTGGATTGATAGTTCAACTTATCTTACCTTTTCAGAATATAATACGAATTACTTAAAAGTCGTTGACATTGCAGAGGAGCAAGACTTCACCATTGAGGTTGGTATGGGACAGGGATATTCTTTTCTTCCCCATGCTAAACCTGGTGTTGATCCTATTACCAATGTGTATTCTACTACGCGTTACGCTGTTGCTGGCAAAGGAAATGGTGTTATTGGAGTTTTAGTAGTTAATGAGCTCACAACCCCTAATAGTGCTGTTACAAATGACGTTCAAGTTAATGTCTTTGTCTCCATGGGTGATGATTTCGAAGTTGCTGTTCCATCAAATGACTTCGCAAATTTTGTTCTTACACCTCAAATGGGTACTGTACTGGTTCCTCAATCCGGTGTAGTTCCAGAAAGTTTGGATACTGACGAGCCAAATGCACCACAACAATCTCAAACAACAATAGTTGGATTACCACCTGTGGAAGATTCAAATCTGAATAAAGTATTTTTCGGTGAATCGATAGTCTCATTGAGACCTTTACTTAAAAGATTTTCCTTGTGGAATAGAATACCTATAACAGGAACGGCTACTAAGATCGTTTCTGCCAGGTTTCCCTTATTCCCATATTATCGTGGTAATGTTACAGGAGCTGTTGATGGCACATTAGCAGCAACCTCGTACAATTATTGTAATACACTCCTCCTTCATTGGGTTAGATCTGCATTTCAGGGTTGGCGCGGTTCCATTAGGTATAAGCTGTTCAACAATGGATACAAAAGCGACTATGATTACATAGCTGTTCAGAGAGCCCCATTGTCTCCAGGTGATCCCAACTATGCGTTTGACAGAACTAATTACCCCACATTTACGTCTACTTCTAGTGCGCGTGCTGAAGTGGTGCAGCAATTTGAAGCACTTACAAACACTTTGCCGAAGTATGCTGCTCCCTTGCCTGGTAATTTAGGTATGGCAATAACAGCAACTAACATAAATCCATGCTTAGAGTTTGAAGTTCCGTATTATTCGTTTAACCGATTCACACCTGGGAAAACTGCATATCTTACTGGACCCCAAACTTTCGAAGCTCCATGGGATTACCGTTCGACGCACACTGTTTCGAATTCGTCGACTGACGCAAGAAATGTGGATATATATACAGCAGCTGGTGAAGATGTACAGTTCTATTTCTTCACTGGATTGCCGAGGATGTATTATGAGGCAACTATACCTGTCCCTGTATAGTTGCCTCAATTGGAGACAGACACTCCTTATAATTAAATGTAGTTTCTATAAGTGTACTAGCAGTAAAGAACACTTTACCATTCTGTGGCCGAATGGGGGAATTTATTCCTGGACTGCGCCGTATTTGAAATTCGTTGACTGAATTTTTCCTGCGGTGCAGGTTTTTAGGTCACAATTTTAATTAGCGTAGCCCTTCACTTTAGTGACAAGAGAATGTAGTACCGTTTTTGCGGCATTCTCTTCGCCG